TGGCGCGACTCAGATAGGCGCCATCCCGCTAGAGATTGGCAGCATTCCAGTACGGTTCAACATGGCGCTCCCCACAGCTACACAGTGGCTCGCTAACCTTTCCAGCCGCCTGATAACAGAGGTCTTTGACGAACAGCGTCAAATGGTGCGAGAGCGGCTTACAGAGGCAGTAACGCGGGGGATTAATCCGCGCCAGTCTGCGCTAGACCTGATTGGTCGGATTGATCAGCGGACGGGTAAGCGGACGGGCGGTTTTATTGGGCTGACCAGCTCTCAGGCAAGGTGGGTTGCTAATGCGCGAGATGAGCTAGAGGGATTGAATAGCGGATACTTTAATAGGCAATTGCGTGATAAACGGTTTGATTCCGTTGTCAGGAAGGCTATTCAAGAGGAAAAGCCACTAAGCAAGGAACAAGTCAATAGAATCATAACCTCAATGCAAGCGCGAACTCAGCAATTCCGGGGTCAGATGATCGCTAGAACAGAGAGCATCACAGCGCTTCGAGCCGGTCAATTTGAAGCAATAAGCCAAGCCGTGCAAAAAGGCGAACTAGATAGCCGCGATGTCTTGAAGTCGTGGGACGCTAGTGGGGATGCACGAACGCGGCTTGAGCATTTGCAGATGGAACAGCGCTATAGTCGTGAAAATGCTATTCCATATGATCAGCCATTTGTGAGCCCAACAGGTGATATTGCAATGTATCCTGGCGATTCCAGCATGGGCGCTGATGGCTCATTTACGATTCAGTGCAGATGCCGTTTACGTTGGACGCTGGATTTCGGCGGACAATTGAAGCGCCTTGAAGGCTTCGGGTAGTCTGGTATACTGTTTTGTGTGGCTAGGTTAGCTCCCGAAAGGCTGGATTCGTCTCCCGGCTTGCCACACATCCTTCCAGAGACGTTGACCGCTGACGAGGTTGTATCATGCCCAGAATTTGCTCTATCGATGGCTGCGAAACAAAGCACAAAGGTCATGGGTTTTGTGAGAAACACTTAGACCGATTCAAGAAATACGGAGACCCTCTTGCGGGAGGAACTCCGCATGGTGAGCCAATGAGGTGGCTGAAGAGCAAAGTTGATCATGCCGGTGACGAGTGTTTAATCTGGCCATACTCTAGAAACAAAAGAGGTTACGCAACTATAGGTAGGGACGGTAAATCCTACGGAGCTTATCGATTAATGTGTGAGCTTGCTCATGGGGAGCCAACAGCCGATAAATATGAGGCAGCACATTCCTGTGGCCGAGGGCATGAAGGCTGCGTAAACCCTAGGCATCTAAGATGGGCAAGCAGGACGGAGAATCAGAGAGACAGACTTAAACACGGCACTGACAGTAGGGGTGAAAAGTGCGGCAAGGCAAAGCTATCCGAGGATGACGTTCGAGAGATTATCCGGCAGAAAGGAAATAAAACCGTCAGGCAGCTTGCTGATATTTATGGCGTGCATCATTCGACCATCTGGAATATACAGTCTAGGAATATTTGGACCTACATAGAGGTTTAGCTTATTCAGGTGGTACAATTCCCTCTAAGGAGGGCTTTTAAATGGCCGCAGCATTCGACAAGCAAGTAACCGCATGGGTTCGCAAATCAGAGCAACGGCTTACCGCTGTCTATCGCCAGTCCATTCAGGATCTTGTAGAGGAGGCGCAAACCGATTATTACAGTGGCGGCAATCTACCAAAAGATCTAGGTTTTTTGCAAAGCACTGGGGATGCCGCAATTGGACAACTACCTGTTGGCGAGAGTGAGCCACCCGAAGGTCAGGAGCGTTTTTCATGGGATGCAGAGGCGGCTTTATTGGTTATTAACCGGGCTCAATTAGGCGGCCCGCCAGTCTTCTTCGGCTGGACAGCAGTATACGCAAACGCAATGGAAGAAAAATACGGCTTCGCCCGCCTAGCAGCCCAAAACTGGCCACAAATCGTCAACAAGGCCGCACGAACTATTGAGCAGAGGGTTAGGAGATGAAAGGTTATAGAGTTGTTTTGCCGCCGAAGGATGAGGAAGGCTCAATCATTATGGGCCGTGGCGTCAAGATTTATGCGCCCGATGGCACAGAGCTAGAGGCCATCATGGATTTCCGGCTTGGGTGTTCAGCTGGAGATATGACGACACTGACGATTGAAGTGCCTGTATCTGTGGTTGAGCATGAAGCCGAGTACCCAGGGATTCTAAAAGCTGGTGACAAAGTTATAGGCGGCGATCAATGACACCATCCAACAGCACCATCCAGACAGCACTAAACGACATCCTCATTGCTGCGTCATTGGGTTATGACATTGCGTGGCCTGGCCTGCCATTTACACCGCCAGATACCGGCGAATGGCTAGAAGTAACCTTCCTACCAAATCGCGGCGTAGACGACCGCCTAGCCAATGACGGCCATGTTAGCCCACAAGGAATCTATCAGATCGTATGCGTTAGCCGCCCGCAGTCGGAGCTAAAACTCAGAGCTGTGGCTGAGCAGGTCATGGCTGCATTCCCAAAAGGCAAAGAGATTTTATTCTCCAGCGAGATAGGAAATGAAGGCGCAACGCTTGAACTGGACTTTGTAAATCAGTTCTATTTCCTTGAGCCAGTCTTTACTTTCCGGTCACATGTTCGCGTAGGCTCGCACCCGTACACCGGCACGCTCCGTTCTGAAGCTGATCGCATGTCAATCGCCGTCACTATCGAATATAGCGAATAGTTCTAACCTCACAATCCCTTATGCTATACTACCCTCGTTGATCAACAATCGAACACGAGGGTATTCCTAATGACCGCAGCAACAACTCAGAAAGGCGCGAAGCTGTACATCGCTGTTGGCGTGGGCGGCCTTGCCGAACCGCAAAACTCCGACCTGACCCAGACCCAATACGAAGCGCTCACTTGGCTTGAAGTCAAGGGCGTCGGCGACTTCGGTCAGACCGGCACCGAGCAGAACACCGTCAGCTATGACGAGCTGGCCGCCACCGTTACCCAGAAGGGCAAGGGCATTGCAAACACTGGCGATCCTACCATTGAATGCCGCCGTATTGGTGATGACCCTGGCCAGATTGAAATGCGAGCCTGCGCAGCCGTCACCAACATGAACAACTATGCGTTCAAGTATGAGCTGGCCAACACGCTCGGCACCAACGGCACTATCCGTTACAACCGTGGCATCGTGACTGGCCCAATTCACCCGAACGGTGGCAACGAGGACTTTGACCTTGAGAACTACAATTTGGGCCTGAACCAAGAGCAAATCGTTGTTGAGGCTGCGTAATGGATCTTTCCAGCATCAAGCCAATCGAGAAGCGGTACAACGTACAGCATCCGGCAACCGGAGAGGAAACAGGGATGATCCTCGTCTTGGCCTGCACTCATGATGAGCGCGTGAAGCGATCCATGCGGGCGGTTAACGATGAAATCCGCGAGGCTGGCAAGGATATGTCAGCAGCCGAGCAGCAGAAGTTTGACGATGCTCTGGCAGCGGCTTATATCGTTGATGTGGAGTTCACGGGTGACGCCGAGTGGAAAGGCGACAAGCCGAAGTATTCCGCAGAACTGGCCAAGGAAATCTGCGCGCTTCCGGCCCTCAAGGAACAGGTGTTGTTTGAAGTCCGGCGCACAAAGGATTTTTATCAAGCCTGAGCCGTGACCTGTGCCGAGCTTTAGAGAATGAGGCAAGGTACGACACGCCAGACCGCCACGGGGAGACGCGCCGAGAACGTAATGAGCGTTTCGGCGTAGACTCCCCACGGATCAGGCCACCAGAGACGGGGCGGTATTTGTGGGGGTGGTACGCAGACGCCGCAGCCACGCGCAGAGTAGACGAGGGATTGCCGCAGCTCCTAACCCCTGTCGAGTGGCAAGCATGGGCGGACATACGGGGCGAACTGGTACGGCGGGAAGAGTTCGGCGTACTGATGGAAATGGATAGAGCCTTTGTTTATGCGCTGCGTAAAGAGATACATGATCAGCGGCAACGTGAACAGAATCAGCAACAGCGGAGTAAATGATGGCCGACGTAGCCCGACTAGCCCTACAGATTGATGTAAACGGCGCTCAGCGGGCTCGTCAGGCCTTGCGGGGATTGCAAGACGGCTCTATCAGAGCTACCCGCGCCACTGATCAACTGGTAGCCGCCAATACTCGCCTTAACGCCACAGCCGCTCGCAGCGCCGGTGTATTCAGGTTGCAGAAGGGCGCAATCCAGCAGGCTGGTTTCCAGATTGGTGACTTTGCAACGCAGGTAGCTGGCGGCCAGTCTGCGCTTGTTGCCTTTGCCCAGCAAGGCTCCCAGCTTGCAGGCATACTAGGCCCTGGTGGCGCCGTTTTGGGCGCGGTCATTGCCATTGGCGGGGCTATTGCTGGCGGGCTTGTTCGGGCCTTTAGCGAAGGCTCGGAAGAGGCCAAAACCCTAGCCGAAAGAATCCGCGACGTAGCCGAGTCCACAGACGAGCTAACCGCCGCACAAGTGCGCGCACTAAAGGCGGACTTCTTCGCTGGAAACCGTGACCGTCTGCAAAAGATCACCGCCGAACGGCAGCGCATCAAAGAGCTAAACGAAGAGATTGCCGAGAACGAACGCCTGATGCAGCAGCAAGCTGGCCAGCGCGATACCGGCATGACTAGCGGGATTCTCGGCACTACTGTTCAGGGATTGCGTGATCAGGCGGCAAGCACAGAGCAGTTGGCCGAGCGTAATCGAGAATTGCGCAAGGAAGTTGATCTAACTGAAGCTAGTATAGAGACATACTTTAAAGAGGCTGACAAATTAGGGAAAGAGCTTCTTGAGCTGATCTTTGGCGAGGACAAGCACGCCGACTCAGTTCGGAACGCTAGGGAGGAAGTGGAGAGCCTTAACGCCTCATTACAATTCCAAATCGACACCTACGGCGAATCAGAGCGCGCTATCCAGCTTGCCAAAATTCAGCAGCTAGCAAAAAACGGGGCTGATGCCGAAGCAGTCCGGCAGGCCAGAGAATTGACCAACGCGCTTTATGACAAGATCGAAGCGGAAGAGATGGAATCTCGGATGCAGCGAGACCTAGCCCAGCTCGACCCAGCACAAGTCGAGTTCAACCGATACGCAGACCAGATCGACCGGATTGAAGAATACAACATCTCAGCCGCTGAAAAGGAGCGGTTGCGAGAGGAGGCGTTCTGGCAGCATCAGCAGAAGATGCAGCAGATTGCTAGGCAGGGCGGGGAGT